GATGCAATTGGATGAAGATTTGTCAGAAAAGATAGAAGAACTATTGGAGATGGTTTGATATGAGGTTTTATGGTTTCAAACAGGGTAGATCCTACCAGATGTGCGCCGTAATGTCAAATATCCAAACCATTTAAGGAGCAATTTATGGGATATCAAACCTTTACAGAAGAACAAATTACAGAATTTATATCAAATGCTCAAGAAATGGGTATTGGCCCATCTATGAGATATCTTGGTTTTCCAAAGTCTTATCATACCGCCAAGAAATGGTTTGTAGATAGAGGTTTGGATTTACCTACTATTGATACCCTCGCAAAAATGGCGGGGGACTTAAGAGTATTCTATTCAGATAAAGAAAAACTTATAGCAGCACAAGCAGTATTGGATAGATGTGTAGAAGCCCTAATGCAAGATACATTGGATAGTGATGGTTTAAACAAATTAGCCAATGCTGTCCATAAGGCTATACAAACCATTAACCTTATAGAAGGTAAGTCTACTGTTATCAATGAACAAAGAAACAAAGATGGACAGGATTTGGCTATAATAGATTTATTGAATGAAGCAAAGGCTCGTAATGAGGCTATAAGAAACAAAGGTTTGATAAACAATGGCTAGAAGATATAATGGTTTGTCTATAGTGGGGGTACCCGCCTTGAAAACTTTTTTCTTTTTGATTTTTTCGCTGTCTGAAAAAAATATTCCCCATAAAATGAAATCTGGAGGGTATTTTTAATGACACCAGAACTAGTAGCAGCATTTGGAGGAGCATTGACAGCAATCCTTGGTTCTATATTTGCAATGATGAGATTTTTGATTAAAGAATTTAGACCAAATGGCGGTAGTAGCGTAAAAGATCAATTAAATAGATTAGAAAATAATATAACAGACATCAAAACCATGATTTCGGATGATAGGAGGAGACTAGATGCCTTGGAAAATAGAAAAAGAAAACCCAAAGTGCAGTGAAGGGCAATGGGCAGTAGTAAAGGAGAACGGAGAAGTAGAAGGATGTCATGATTCTAGGGGTTCAGCCCTTAGACAACTTCGTGCATTATATGCTTCAGAAGAAAAATAATGAAGGCAACAGACATATTAGAAACCATTCCTTTGGAACTATTGTCATTTTCTGAAGGACGTAAAGAATTAACCAAGTATGACCCTATGCTTTTTGCATTGGTTTATTTGCCTCATCATCTTCAAAATGCTCAAGGTGAAATAACTTTATCTGAATTTCATGTGGATTTAGCAGAATATGGCAAATCATGGATCCATAAACCAGAAAGACCAAAGGAAAATAGAGATGCGTTTATTGCTCCACGTGAATGTGGTAAATCTACTTGGATCTTTTTGATTTTGCCTATGTGGGCAGCAGCACATGGTCATGTTAAATTTATTGCTGCGTTTTCGGATGCTGCATCTCAGGCCGAAACTCATTTAATGACATTTAAAAACGAATTGGAGGGAAATGAATATCTTCAAGAGGATTATCCAGAGTTATGCAAGCCTAAGATCGTGGCATCTTCAGGACGGGCGATGGCTTCCAACTCCTGGCGTATTATTCAGTCTAATGATTTTATATTTGACGCTAATGGTATTGACACTAATTCTTTAGGTAAAAAAGTATTTGGACAACGCCCAGACCTTATTATTTTAGACGATATTGAAAAAGGCGAAAAGAATTATTCTGAATATCAGGCTGGACAACAGAAAAACACAGTGTTTGATGATATTGCTCCTATGAATATCTATGCTCGTATGATATTTGTTGGTACAACTACTATGCCAAACTCTGTAATGGATCAATTCCGTAAATATGCAGAAGGTTATTCCGATCCTGAACTAGGTTGGATTACAGACCAGAATGTAAGTGTGCATTACTATCCAGCCATACTTAATAATGATGATGGCTCAGAACGCTCTGTATGGCCTGAGAAGTGGCCTTTAGACTGGTTGCAGAGTCAAAGACACCTAAGAGACTTTGCTAAAAATTATATGAATCGTCCAGTTAATACTGATGGAACATTTTGGGTTAATGAAGATGTTGAAATTGAAGAATTAAGCGATTATGGTAATACAATTATTAGTATTGACCCTGCTGTAACTAAAAATAAGATATCTGACTTTACAGGAATTGCTGTTTTGTCTAGAGGTATCAGTTCTGATGGTAAAAATAATGTTTATGTGCGCCATGCGGAACAAGTTAAGATGTCCCCGTCTGAAATTGCAGATAGGGTTGCCAGTTTAGTAGATATCTACGATGCTGGAGTGGTTTATGTTGAAGTAAACCAAGGGGGAGACTTGTGGAAAGATGTTTTCAAACATGTACCCGCTAAATATAGATCAAAAAATCAATCTTTATCCAAACAAATTCGTGCGGGTAAAGCATTGAACTTCTACCAACAAAAGAAAGTGAAACATACTTCACATTTCCCAGTATTGGAAGAACAAATGTGGGCTTTTCCTAAGATTAGCCACGAAGACGTACTAGATGCTGTCGTTTCTGGCATTTTGTACTTCTTGGATAATAAAGCAGTAAAACTAGAAACAAAACAAATAAATTATTTAAGGAGACAACATGTCTGATATTAAAAAGGCTATTGATACAATAGTAGATAGAAGAAATACCTATCTAACTGCAGAAGCGTATTATGAAGGAACTCAATCTGAGGTTTTTCCAAATAATCGCTGGTACAAGTTGCTTGGTAATGCTGGAAGCGACTTTAGATTTAATTTTGCAAGGACCGTAGTAGATTCTGTTCTAAACCGTCTTGAAATTGCAAATATTACAGCAAATACAGCAGAAGCAAATAAGAAAATCAACGATATTTGGCAAATGAATGATTTGCAAATTGACGCTGATGAAATTCATCGCCGAGCACTTGCTTATGGCGATTGCTATGCAATTGTTTGGACAGATATTAATGGAAATATTACTGTTGATTACAATTCACCATTAACAACAATCATGATTTATGATGATGAGAATCCTCGTGTAAAAAGATTTGCTGCAAAATTGTGGCAGTCCGAAGATCCAATGGATCATACAAAGAAAACATCACATTTAAATATGTACTATCCAGATCGTATTGAAAAATATACAATGCCTGGAGAAATATTAAATATTGTTTCACATTCTGGATTTGCATTAACTGAAATAGTAGAAAATCCATGGGGAGAAATTCCAGTATTTCATTTCCGTACAACCAAACAATATGGAAGACCAGAACATGTTGATGCATATGGTCCACAAGATGCTATTAATAAATTAATTGTTACACATATGACAACTGTTGATTATCAGGGTGCACCACAAAGATATGCATTATCTGGTAGTGGCAATTCTGCAGAATTTGAAGATTTTGAAGATGATGCAGCAGTTGAAGATAATATTGGTCGTTTGAAGAACGGTCCTGGAGAACTTTGGTATCTTCGTGGTGTTGATAAGGTTGGAGAATTTTCTCCTGCTGACCACAAAGTATTTACAGAGCCAGTAAAGGATTTCGTTCGTTCAATGGCATCAATAACATGCACACCGCTTCATTACTTTGAGAAAACTGGAAGCATTCCTTCTGGTGAATCACTCAGAACTGCTGAAGCACCGCTCATTGCCAAAGTAAAGGATCGTCAGATCACATTTGGTTCAACATGGGCAGATATGTTTAGATTTATCCTAAAAATTGACAATGAGACTGAGCCTAATGTTCAGGTTAAGTGGAAAGACATTGAATCTATGGATAGTCTTGATAATTGGGAAGTTGCAGTTAAAAAGAGAGTTGTCGGTGTCTCTCTTGAGCAAGTTCTTATTGAAATGGGTTATGATTTAGAAGTTGCTGCAGCAATAGCGGCTACAGAAGAGTCTTTAACCAATTTATCTCAAAATACAAACACCAATAACGTACTAATGGAAGCAACAGGTGGAGAAGTTGGAAACTAATAACACAGAAACAACAGAAATACAAGAAAACTCTGAAGTAGTCATTGAGGATGCTAAGGCTGTACTCTCAGCCCTTGAAAGAGCCAAAAATGATGCCAAAAAATTCAGAGAAGAAAAAGAAAAGTTGGAACTAGATCTTAACAGCAAGGATCAAGCAATTGCCGAATATAGTGGAAAACTATTAAAGGAAAAAATTGCACAAAGATTATCTGCTGAAGGTTTGAAAGAGCCTAAAAGATTTTTAAAGTTTATTGATACCTTCAAACTTGAATTTGATGAAAATTATGAGGTTGTTGGTTTAGATGAACAATTAAAGCAATTAAAAGAAGATCTTCCTGAGATTTTTGATGCTAAAATGCGTGTTGGCGGACAAGCCGATGCTGCTATTAAGGCATCTGTAAGTACTCAATATTCTGCCACAGAAATGCAGGCAGCAAAAATCCTTGGTAAGAAAATCTGATATAATATATCTATACTTTTGGCGATGGACGTTGCCACAGGTCTATGGATGAATTAGACGATTCAATACCTACAAAACTTAATAAAAATTTATTTTTCTAAAGGAGAAAAACAAAATGGCTAGAACAGATTTAACAGAAGCCAATGGTTACATCCTAGAGGAACAAGGCAGTGCAGTCATCCAAGACCTTATTGCCAACTCTGCGGTTGAACGATTTGCTCGTCGTGAAGCAATGGCTTCTCGTACAAAGACTGTGCCTCGCTTTAAGGCTGATGCTCCAGATGTTGTTGCTGAAGGCAATACCATTCCAGAAGCAGTTGCTACTCTTGATGAAGTAGTTCTTACAGCACGTAAGTACGCACAGATTATGCACATCTCAGAAGAAGATGTAAACGATTCCCTAGTTGATGTACTCACCACATACAAGCGTGAGTGGGCATCTCGTTGGGCACGTAAATTTGATAACGCTACTCTTGGCGTTTATGCAGTTGAAACAGGAAATGATGATGCACCATATACATCAGTTCTTACAGCAGTTGCAAATGATGCTCCATCAAATCTTATTCCAACAGCAGGAGCATTATCTTATGAAGACCTTAATGCAGCATTAGGTGCAGTTGAGGCATCCTCAAAGTTTGATGCTGCTAACACAGTATGGATGGCACATCCAAAGATGTTAAAGGAAATTCGTGGAATGGTAAAGGGTAATAATGACCTAGTTCTTCCAGATCCACTTGCAGGAACACCTGGTTCACTATTTGGATATCCACTAGTTGTATCTTACGGTGCTGCTCGTTCTGCTGCAGCAACTGATACACCAACAGGAAATGCATTGCTCATTTGCGGTAACCGCAACATGTTGATCAATGGTGTTCGTGGTGGCGTAGAGTCTGTAGTTTCTCGTGATGCAGAATTTTCTAAGGATGGAGTTCTTCTCAAGACACGCATTCGTCGTGGTTTTGCTATTGCTGATGCTGGTGCATTTGCAATCGTTGAGAAGACTGCGTCATAAGGGGGAACTGAATAATGCCAAGCAAACTATACGGACAATTCCTACAGCAAGCACTTAACAAGGAAGTTGACTGGGATACAGATACCATCAAGGTAGCGCTTCTCACCAACTCCTACACACCAGACCAGGATGCTCATAACTACTTCGACGATGTTTCGACATTTGAAGTATCAGGTGCAACTGGCTATACAGCAGGTGGAAACACTCTTGCAAATAAGACCAATACATATAACTCAGCAACAAACGTAATCGTTCTTGATGCTGACGATGTAACATGGTCTTCATCTACAATTACTGCTCGTTATGCAGTAGTTTATGATGATTCAGGTGCTTCTGCAGCAGCCAAGGCTCTTATTGGATATGTTGACTTCGGTTCAGACCAGTCATCAACCAATGGTAACTTTACAATCACATGGGATTCGACAGGTATCGTTCGAATCACCGTAGCGTAAGGTAACACGCAATGGACGTAAGAGTAGAAGCGGGACCACTAACAGCAGCCGCTGTAGCGGTGGAGTCAAAT